TTACTCATTTGCCCCACCGGATGCCCCACCAGACGCCACTTCTTTTTTTCCTGCCGTTCCGTCAAGCAGTGCGATCCCGGCATGGAGGGTGGAGCCGTCCCGATGTGTATAGATATTTGCGGTTATATCAATATCAGAGTGTCCCATCAGGTCTTTAGCAATGTTGATGGGGACACCAGCGGCCTGGAGATCGGTGCAAAACGTGTGGCGGAGGCAGTATGGAGTTAGATCAGCCGCAACTTTGTGCTCCTGGATCTGATTGCGCACCGTCTCTGCGCCTAGCTCCAGGTCCATGGCCCGTTTACAGGCGCGCCACATGGCATCCATGGCGCTGCGTGTGAGCCGCTGGCCTCCGGCACCGATGAATACCGGGTCAAATGGGCCCTTCTGCGCAGATTTCAGGCGGGGGAGGAGAGATGCGTGGATGGGAATATCCCGGACCCCGGCAGCGCTTTTTGGGGCCTTGATCCGGCTTGTCCCGGATTCCAGGGCCGCGTGGACATGGATCTCATTGTTTGCAAAATCGATGTCCGCCCAGTTGAGGGCCGCCGCCTCACCTGGCCGCATCCCTGTATAGAGCAGCGTCAAAAAATACAGCCCGAACCGGCTGTCAGGCCGGGTGCATACGGTCAGCAGGACCTCGCGCTCTTCCGGTGTGAGGCTCCGGTGGGAGCCCTGACGGTGCTCCGGGAGCTGAAGATCCTCGGATGGGTCGTAGGCGATCAGTCGGGACTGCCTGGCACGGCGGAACAGCTCCCGCATGACGCGGCGGAGTTTCTCCACATGAGACCGGGACATCCCGGCCTGTCCATTCAGGATCCGCTGGAGGTGGACGTCCTTCACGGACTGGAGTTTCATGTGGCCAACCGCCGGTTTGATATATCCGTTATATTTTTCATCATACATTCCGAGACTTTTGGGTGTGAGCCCCTTCGGGTC